ATTTATAATATTCCATATGAAACCCATGAAATATGGGCCCCTGGAAGTGTAACAAAAATAAAAGAGATTAAGAGAATTGATCTTATATTTGAATTACATAATAAGGCAGTTGTTATTGATAATATAAAAAACAATGAATATGAGTATAATAGATTTAATTGCCCTATTTATGTTCAGGACTGTGTATTATTTTGTGATATTCTTAATAACACTATTACTTTCCCGAAAAAAGAGATAATGAAATATAATGATTATTTTACCAATTCGATAGCCTGGATGATTGCTTATGCAATATACATAGAGAATATTGATGAAATTATTTTAGATGGAATACACTTGGATAATGAAAGTGAATATACATTTGAAAGGCCCTGTGTTGAGTATTGGATAGGAAAAGCAGAGGAAAGCGGAATAAACGTTATTGTTGCTGAAGATTCTTATATCAAACATAAGTATTTTCTTTATGGATATGATCCAGAGCCGAATGACTGGAAAAAAATATCATCAAAAAGAAAATTTACGGAAAGAATGATGAAAGAAGCTATTTCAGTATATATGGATCTTCTAAAAGATTTAACTATAATACAATCTCAAAAACACTTGATTGATATTCTTAACGAAAATAATTACGATCAGATCAAATCCGATATTATGAATAATTATAAATTATCAGATGTTTATCAGCAAAAAATGTTAGAACAAAAAGAGATTTTTGATAGATATTTTGGTGCAAATTTAATGCTTGATTATTTTAGTAGGGGTTAACAGTCTTTGTATATATATGTAGAGGTATTTAATGAAAAAGCTTATTATGTTGGGAACCGCGACAAGTATCTATCCTATAGATTGGAATAATAAAGATATAGAGATATGGGGACTCGGAACTTGTTTTTCTCACCCCGACATAAAACGCATAGACATTGGCTTTGAGTTACATGCTCCTGAAAAAATAGAAGATATCCAAATAAAAAAAGGTACTAATTTTAGAAAGTTTAAAAACATTCCTATTTATGTACAAGATCAATACAATTTAATAATACAAAAATACATGGATAACCCCGTAAGCTTCCCATTAAAAGATGTTTTAGATTATGTAGAAAAAGAAGGCTTACATAAGTATTTTACATGTAGTTTTAGCTATTTATTAGTATATGCAATTATGAAGGGTTATACAGATATTGAGATTAGAAAGGTATCATTATCAACTGACCAGGAATATGTATTTGAAAGACCAAATATTGTTTATTGGTGCAACACGTTAGGCCGGAAATACAATGTTACTATACATATCCCCGATGATTCCTTTATCAATAATGAAACTATGCTATATGGCTATGAAGAACAAAACAAAAAACATTTAGCTATGGCTAGAAGTAAATACTTATGGAATGATTTTAATAGAACTTTTGAGATATATAGTCAAAAAATGTTTGATTATTCTAGGTTAATAGGTATAAAAGACTTAACTATTGAAGCAGCTAAACAATCTAATACTAAACCAAAAATAAAAGATATAGAAAAAAAGATAACAGACTTAAGTGTTGAGATACAACAACTTAGAGAACATTTGTTTTTAGTTCAAGGATGTATTCAGTCTGAGACATTCTATAATGAGTTAATAAGATAGTTGACAAATAAAAAGGGTAGGTAATGCCAAAGTTTAATGATAAACCAGATGATGTTGTAATCAAAAAAGAACAGACTGTTAATTCAGGGATATATTGTAATGCCGGTGAATTACAACATTCTGACTTTGATACAACTGATTGGAAAGTATTACAAAAAGATTATTACACTATGAAAATATCAGATCCAATAATAAGCAAGTGTTGGAAAATGGTAATGAATAAGATAGCTACTGCTGGGTTCAGAATAGAAGGCAAAAATAAAAAAATCAATGATTATAGTGAATGGTGCTTAAATACATTAGATGGCGGATTTGTTGATTTTGTTAGACATTTATTACTAGCTATTCCATTCGGTGTTACTATGGGTGAGCAGATAGTAAAGAACGCAGTTAAATATGATAGTAAACCAACAAATAAAATAATAAAAATCGCTTTCTTCCAGAACGAAACCATATATAAGTTTAATTATGATGAGCAGTCAATATTCCAGGGAATTGAGCATGAAAAAAGAATTCCTGATAAAGGCATTGAATATATTCCTATTCCAAAAGAAAAGCTACATTATTTTGTATTTGACCAGGAATATGGAGACGTTACTGGGAATGGGATATTTAGGCCGTTAAGATTTGCTTGGAAGTTAAAAGAAAAGGTGTTGTTAAGTACTGGAATTAGCGTGCAGAGAGGCGCAGGAATACCAATAATAGAAGTTATAGGGAACCTTTCTGATGCTGATAAAGCTAAAATATCTCAAATTGGTAGAACCATTGGTAATTTCAAAGACGGATACGTATCCTACGATAAGAATAAGATGAACCTTAGAATTGAAGAGCTTAAGAATCAGCAGAACAATATACAATTATTAGAATTCCTTAATCGTGAAATATTCTTTGGTATGTTATCAGAGTTTAGTACTTCCGGTATAGGACAGAATGGGTCTAGGTCTGCAACCTCAGAACATAAAAATACATTTGAACTGGCCCTTAATTATATCATGACGCTGTTAGAATCAAATATACAATCTTTGTTAAATAAAATGATTGAAATGTCATTGTTTGGAAACATTAAAGAAGATGACGCGCCTGTGTTTAAATTTAACTCTCTTACACAGATTGATCTTAATGAAATGAGTATTGTCTACAGGAATCTTTATGATTCTATGATAGTTCAAAAGCAACCAGAAATTGACGAAGCTTTCTTCCGTGAAACATTTGGATTACCTGAGATTAAGAAATCAAAGAAAAAAACAAATAACATTCTTCCTGAAGCAGAAAATATTCAAATGAATAAAAGTGATAATAAATATCATAGAGAATTATCAAAGCATGAAAAAGAGATATTTTCTTTATCATCAGCTACAGAGCATTACGAAACTATTAGTGAAAAAGTTGATATCGTTGTTAATGATATATTAGAAAAAGCATTAGAAGATTATGCGTCTTATTATGAAAATCACGGCAGTGCATCATTAAGACAAAAATATCAAATTGAAATGATAGAAAAATTAAATGAATTATATGAATATGGGTATAATCGTGGTAAAAATGATGTTGAAAAAGAACTTAATAAGTTATCAACTAATAATCTTACATTATCTAATAAATTTGCATTATCTAGCAAACAATCAAAAACATCAAAATCTATAGAACGATATACTAAAAAATTATTTTTTAATGTTTCAACAACACTTGATGATTATTTAGATTACTATAAGGATAATAAAAGTTATGATCCTTATAGTATAAAAAAAAGAATTGTAGGATTTAAAACAGAGTTTAGGCGAGATAAGCAAACGCTTAAATCAAAAACTGAAGATGGGTATACTGATGGAAGAGGGGCCTCTCTAAAAGAAAATGAAAAAAATATTGAAACGTATTTGTATACAGCTATTCTTGACAAAAAACTGTGCGATAATTGCGCACCATTAGATAGTATTGAGCTAACATTACAAGAGATAAGAGATAATGAACTACGAAGAGGTAACGGTCGGGTAAATCCGAATTGCCTTGGAAATAACGGACAGTGGTGTAGATGCCAGTTAGTCCCATATAAAGTAACGGAGGAAAAATAATGCCAGATCCTAAACAATATAAATCAAAAGAAGATTTTATGAAAGTTTGTATTTTACAGTTAGTCAATGAGGGCAAGCCACAGGACCAGGCTGTTGTTGCTTGTTCTTCTATGTGGGATAGCCAAGGGGCCCAAATTAGTGAACCTAAAAAACCAAAATCTAAACTTGAATTATTAAGCGAGTTTAAAAAGCAATTGGAAAAGAATGGATATAGCCTGGAAGACGAAAAGTTAGAGTCATTATTACAACATATAGGCCTTACCGGAAATCTTCCACAGCTAGACAGATTTAGTAATTCAGTTAAGCTAGATAAAAGCGCGCCTGTACAAATTATACAGGTTTTCCCGAAGAAAAAATGTTATTTTGAAAAGTATGATAAGTATGTTGATTTTAACGATGAGTTATTCGATCAAATGATTTTAAATTTTAATAATCCAAAATTATTTAAGCCATATATGGACGTTGACCACAAGCTAGAAGAAAAGAACGCAGATATATTAGATCTGTTCAAAAAACCTGATGGGCTGTACGCAAAGATACAGCTAAATGATCTTGGATTAGAAAATATAAAAAATAATAAATATAGTTACATTAGCCCTGAATGGGGCCCTCGTACTGACACAGAAAAGAAGTTGCACAATAACGTGTTATGGGCTGTAACCCTGACAAATATTCCAGCATTTGAGGGAGAATTACCAAAATTACAGGAACAAATGAAACTAACAAAAAAGAAAGGAAACATTATGCTGAATACAAGATTAATGAAGTTAGCATCAGAAATGGATAAGCTTAATTTCAAAAATACAATCAAATTGGCAGACACACCAGAAGATACTCAGTCAAACCCAATTGATCCTGCTATTATTGAAGAGGCTATCATGATGATCAATGATCTTTCTATGAAACTAAAAGAAGCCATAGGTCAAAAAGAACAAGCAGAAGAACAAGTACAAGAGATGACCAAAAAGGCTGAAGAAAAAGAAATGAATACTTTCATAGAAGAGGCAATTAAATGCGGAAAAATTGAAGCTAAAGACCAGGAGATCTATATTAAATTATGGAAAACAAACAAAGAAGATGTCAAAGCTTTAATTGATTCTAAACCAGAAAATACCCAGCAAAGATTATCATTAAGTGCAAAGCAGGATAGTCAAGGTTTAGAGAAAAATGATTATGAAATCATGGATAAACAAGGGTATAGAAATCCTGACGGATCTTATGATATTGTAAGATACAAAAAAGCAATAGGAGGTTAATATATGAGTGCTACAACAAAAGATATAAAAATAATTGGAAAGAATTTGCCTGAGCCAGTAGCTTTTCCTGTAAAGTCAGGAGAGACTATATATCAAGGTTCTATCGTGTGCATCGGGAAAGATGGTTATCTATACGATTACGATTCAACGGCAAGAGTAGGCGCTGTAATGATTGGTATTTGTGCTGACGGCCCTAACGCTGACCCAGTGACAGCTACTACGGCAAGCGGCTCTATATCAGGAACAAATCAAAAAGCTTCAGCGGTAAGCGGAGACAAAACAGTAAGACGTGTTTATTTGGGCGGTAAATTTCAGTTAACAGCAAGCTCTATTACTCAAGCAATGGTCGGTCATGATATGTATGCGGTTGACAATCAGACATTTGATGAAACATATGAGACTTCAAACGTGTTAAAGCTTGGTAAGCTTATTACTTATTTATCAGCAACATCAGGTATTGTTGAGATTGACCCATTTATAAGCCGTGACGGAGTATATACAATTGGTGGAACATTGACAAGCTCTACCGGTGGTAATGGTGGAGAACTTAACATTGCTAATCCAATGGGAAGAACATTGCTGATTGAAGAGTTATATTTGAATGTAACAACTGCTGCAACCGCTGCAACCACGCTTAATATCGGGGTTGGTGCTACTGCTTCAGATAATGATTCATTACTTGACGGAGTTTCAATTGCTGCGACTGGTTGGAAATCAATCGCTGTTAATGGTGGAACAAACGGAAACGTTGACGAATGGGCGTCCAGTGAATATATTACTGGAACAAAATCATTAGCTGAAAGTACTGCGGTTGTTGAATATTTATTAAAATTCAGACCATTAGTATAAAAAGGGGGAAGATATGTATAATAGTCCTAATGCACTATTAAAGGGAATAAAAGCTGAATTCGCTAACATGTTGAATTCTGCTCCAAACAATACATTTGATTTTGCTACATTTAAAACAAAATCAAACACAAATGAAGAAAAATACTGGATACCTGAGTCTATGCCTGGTTTGTATGAGTGGATAGATGAAAGACATTTCGGTGATTTTCTTGACAACAATTATACAGTAACTAATAAGCATTATGAATCTGGCTTGTCCGTTGATCGGGATACTATTGATGATTCAAGAGAATATCTCGGCGGTAATGTTGAAATGTGGATAAAGACACTGGTTAATTCTTATAAAGATTTTCCAGACCAATTGATTGAAGCTGACATTGAAGCAAATGGAAATGCATGGGACGGGGAAGCGTTCTTTAAAACATCAAGATCATTGGACACAGGCGGAAACACAATTAACAACCTGGCTACCGGCACAAGCTCAACTACTTATTCTTTTGCAGAATTTGAAGCTGATTTTGTTGCTAATAAGACAAAACTTTTAGGTTTCAGAGACAAAAACAACAGGGCCCTGAATAAGGGTGCTAAACTGGCTGTTTTAGTTCCTCGGCACCTGGAAGATTTAGCACAGAAATTACTCACAGCAAGAGCAGACCGTGTTTATGATGGTACTGCTGAAAAATCAAATATCTATGCTGGCGCAGCAGAAGTTTATGTAAACTGGGAACAAACATCAAGTTCAAATAATGACTGGTATTTAATCAATACATCCGCCCCATTTAAGCCGTTTCTAATCCAGGATAGAAAAGGTGTCCAGTGGGACATGTTCGATGACAAGATGTTAAAAGACATCAAATATGGAATGGACTTTAGAATGGGTTCAGCGTTATTGAACTTTTTTAGTATTATAAAAATAAATAATTAACGTTTGACGGTGGATATATGTATTATTGAAGCCGTCAATTAAAATAAAATAACGGAGAAATAAATGTACGCATACATTAAATATTCAAACAAAAATGTCAAATCTAATTATCAAAGATTTGGTGTTACATTTAACCAAATTGAACAAGAGTTCGATATTATTAAAGATTTTGATTGTGAGAATCATCAATTTGTTGAAGAAAAAGCTGGTAAAAAGAAATACTGGAAAGACGCAAAGAAAAGAGCTATTCATATCCTTGGACAACTCATGATTGACCCGAACCTTACAGTTAATGTAAAAAAAGGTGCTGATAAAAACACAGAAGAAAACATAAAAGAGGTTTTGGAATATGTATCTGAATTAAAAACAAAAAGACTTATTAGAGATGAGTTAGCTCAAAAATTACCGGATAACAGAAAAGCAGAAAAACAAAACGCCGAAAGATTAAAAACACAGGCTGATGAAATTGAAGATCTGAGAAAGCAAGTTGCAGAAATTGATAATCTGAAAAAACAAATTGAAGAGTTAAATAAAAGGAAATAAAATGGCTAATTATTGTATATCAAGTGATATTAAAGTAGCGCTGGGTTATCCTAATGATTATTCATCTAGTTCTCGTCCTACTTTGGCAGAAGTAAATACTATTATTACTGATATTACAAATGAAATTGATCTTTATTTGCGTTCAGTGGGAATATCAAGTCAGCCCACTGACGCTAATATATTAGGAAGATTGAGTAAAGCTTGTATATACGGTTCAGCTGCGGATGTTGGCTTCGGATTTCTTAATCAATCTCAATCAGTTGATGGAACACTGGCCCATTATTACAAAGAAAAATATCAGGCTATACTTGATGAGATTAAAAAAAAACCTGAAATATATGGATTAGTAGTTGACGCAGAGAGTTTATATGCGTCTAACCAAGTATTAGATAATACTTATTCCGAGGATGAAATTAATGATAATTATTTGTCCTCTGATTTTGAGTTTTGAGGTTATAATGATAGAGCTTGATTTTGATGCAAAATTACAACAAACAAAGATTAAGTTTGAAAAATTAGGAAAATCCCTAAAGGACCTAACTCCTGTTTGGGAAAAGTTTATTCCTGAATATCGAGAGGTAGTAAAAACCGAGTTCAAACAAACTAAAGGTAAAATAATGCAGGGTAAACGTTGGGACAAATTAAATCCTGATTATTTGGCATGGAAAAGAAAAAAATACGGTTTCAATAAACCCATATTGGTAATATCTGGTGATTTACGGCGAGATGCTGAAAATTTTAATACTAATAAACGGAAACAATCGTTATCAATATATATTGATGGGCCTGATTACTATAAATATGTACATGATAAACGAGCATATTTATACACACCAAAAGAAGAATTACCAATGATTTATTGGAGATTATTAATTGAAATTACTGAAAAGGAGTTATTAAATAATGTCAAATAGATATCATGAACACGATGTAAAAACAAAAATAAAATCTATACTTGATAGTAATTTCAATAATATGATTGAAACTATACGTATTGAAAGATCTGATAATACAATACCTTTGGCGCAAAATATAACACATGACGTAATACTTAATCAGTATCCAGAGATTTATATTGATATTACAGGATCAGAAATAATGAATGACCAGGAATTAACTGATAATATAGATATAATTACAGAGTCTTTTGACGTTGAGGTATCTTGTGTAATATTAATTAACTCATATAGTATAGAATCTTATGGGGATTATTACAATGAAGCTCTAAAACGTATTTTACATGGGTATAATGACTCGTATATAACATGGATTGGCGTAATTTCTACTATACAAAGAGATTTGCAGGATCAAAATACTAATCAAACATATAAAATTTGTGGAGTTACTTTGCAAGTATTAGTACCATAATGGAGGTAGTATGGCAAAAAAGAAAAAATGTATTGTCTGTGAAGGACAAAAAATAAGAAATGTAAAAGATGGCGATATTATAAGAATTTTTCAATCAGGGGAAGAACTTCCTGATAATTATATACCGCCTCAATCTTATATTGATCAAAAAATAGTTAGGGAGGTATAATTGTGGCTAGAATAGGACGTCACGGAAATGTGGCATTTAAAAAAGAGGCTTCATGGGGTACTTATCTTGCAGGTGATATATATTTGCGTGCAGCTTCAGAAGGAATAGAAAATCAAATTACTCATGTAGAAGATGAGGCGCTTGTAAAAGAGATTTATCCCACAGAAATGGTAAAAGTTGGTGAAAGCGCTGCTGGGCCAATTGATGGGGCACTACACGGAGATACTGCCGGTATTCTTATACACGGTGTATTGGGTGGAGAGTCAGCTGTAAGCAATCCAATTATAGGAAATGTTATTGTTAATTATTCAGGAACTGCCCTTTACGCTAGATTAACAAAATCAGGAACTACATTAACTGCTGAAACATCGGCTGATGGTTCAAGTTGGGTAGGAGACGCTAATTTTGGAGCATCAACCGGAATAGATATTAGTTCTTCAGCCTATGACACATTAACAGAACTTCAGGCTGCAATAGACGGCTTTACTGGTTGGTCAGCAACCTTATTCGGATCAGGTACAGGTGCCAGCTCTAATATTGCTGATTTTGCAGCAACTCAAGTGTTTAACAATGATTTGTCAGTAGGGGCAAAAGTATTATCAGATGCATATTCAGGATCAACAACTGCAAAATTACACACCTTATATCCTGCTGATAGTTCGGTTTCATTACCTTCTTTTTCATTTACGGTCAATAGAGTACTTGGATCAAACAAATCAGTTGGTTATGTTGGATGTAAATTTCAGTCAGTTGCAATTTCAATAGCTGCAAACGATCTTGTTAAAGTTAGTATCGGAGTTGACGGGAAAGCCGAAGAGGCTGACAAAAATGATCTATCATTAACATTACCAACAATTCAAGCATTTACTGCAAGTAACGTAAAAATACTTATGGTTAAGAATAATGGAACACAAATTGATTTTGATGAAGTTAAAGACTTATCATTAACGATTAACTCTGGTATTGATGATAATAGAGTTGTAGGCTCTATATATAAACAAGAACAGGTAAGACAAAAATCAACAATAGATTTGTCATTCAACGCAAACAATACAAGTACTCAGTACGCTGCCAGGACTGCTTTTACAAACGGCGATCATGTTGAATTGTTTATTTACATGAAATCAAATACATATTGCGACAGCACAAATAGTATTCCTTATTCTATGTTAGTTAGAGTACCTGCAATAACATTAACTAATTATAATTCACCGTTATCAACAGCTGATAGATTAGTTATTACGGCAGCAGGAAATGTGGTAAGGCCAAAATCTACAGTATACCCAAAGCATGTTTATTTTTATATAAATGATGCCGATACTACTGTATATTAAAATTTTGTATATTTTTAGGAGTAAAAAAAATGCAAGTTGATAAAATTTTTGAAAAAAATACTAAAGAATTGGATTTGACAGAATTCTTTAGAGACATTGTAAAAGAAGATGAGAAAGTATATATCACAATTAAAAAACTTTCTCTTATAACTATTAGAAAAATTCAAATCATATCGATAAGAAAATTATCTGATAAAAATAATTCAAAGATATTACAAGAGATTTCAAAGTATGGTAAAGATATTACAGATGAACAAATGATTCAGATTTTAACGGAATCTAATCCTGACACCCAGTCCGATATGATGAAACTCGAGGAAGAGCTTGAAAAGATTGTTATTGATGATGGTGTTGATGAAAAAAACCATAACTTTACAGATACGAATGATAAACAAATAAAATTGAATTATAAAGTCTTATGTTCTTTTAACGATCCTAAATTATTATCATTCATTGTAAAAGAAATCAGGACTTTTTCTAATGGTATTTCCATAAAAAAGTAGAAGAGGTCGAGATTGAAACAGTTGTTAAATCAAAATTATTAAATCTCGACCGGTTATTACAAGATGATATTGTTTATAAAAAATGGAATGTTATTGTATCTGAAGCAATGAGTATGATAATTTTCCCATCTTTTACATGGGCTTGTTTGCCAGGCTCAGGCGGATACTATGACCAGGATCAATATATTATGTCTGTATGGTAATGTGTACGAAATAGTACAAGGGTTAT